GCGTACTGACAATGGCAATAGCCAGTCCTGTACGCCGTTCTCCTGTGGCTCTAAACCATAAGAGTTATCGCGTGTGATACGTTTTATCACTCGCCCCTGCGAAAGCTCAGGAAACGCATTTAAGCGTGTCTCAGAGCCGTTTATGACAACTGGTTCTCGACATATCCATTTACCAAGATTGTCAAGGAACTTCTGAACAGATAACTTCTGCCTCTCCTTGTCGGATGCTGTTCGATATACCACATAAAATGGATACTGGCATACCTGATGCATTGTTCCGCAAACATCTTCTTTTTCTGAATAGATCAAAGCTCCATTATCTGCCGAGAACGCAATTCCTGATTCCTTGCCAAGTTCCTCAAATTTGATTGTTTCATTTTCGTATAGTCCCGGATACTGGTTCAAAAGTGCTTTCATGGCATCTGTCAGAATCTCGTATCCGGTTGCATCTTTTCCGATAGGCTTATCCGCCATGTCTACCACCTCCTGCCTGTGCTTTTACTTTGCGAATCCATGTGCTGCCGTATTGTCGTTTAGCAGCATCGAACCACTTTGCTTGTGCCCGTGGGTGAGCCTGTTTGGTGTATTCAAGATTTTCTTTTGCGGCTGTCTGACCAGAAAACTGACTGACAAGGACTTTCTTTGCTCCACGTCTTGCGTAGGGACTTCCGGTTGCTTCGTCGACCATTCCTTTTCCTTCATACAGAAAACGTCCATAAGGAGCCGCCGCTGCACATACTTTCCCAGTTCCTTGTAGGGATGCACTCTCAACTCTTGTTCGATTGATAAAGTCCCCTGTAATCATCGGCATAAACGGCACCATACTGTCCATGACCATCCCATCAAGGAGATACTGAGCTTCTTGGTACTGTCTGGAGAACCTGTCCATATTCAGCTTTATTTTCATATCTCCATCGACTACGGAGAAACCTTTGAAATGATGAATTTTACTCATATTACTTACCCAGAATCTCAAAATGTGGAATCAGTGTATACGGACCGCCTACACTGGTAATCTTAAACACGTTATCCTTGTTCTCATTCATGTACTGGTAGAATCCATTCCGATAATCACCATCAGATACCGTTCTGCCAGTCCACTCACCCTCCCAAAAGAATGATTCGTCCGAGAATGTGATAGTATCTTCCAGAGCGTTGTTAATCTGTCTTTTCCACTCTTTAGGGGGCACCCATGGGAGAATCTTGCCATCCTTGTCAGCAATGGTTACATCGCCGTTCTGGATAGTGTATTGAACGTGTAACTGTGCGTTGTCAGTTGCGTCTGGTCCGTACTTTTTAAGGATTGCTCCTTTGTCGGTAATGAGGTCAACGCCGGATAAAACATGAGGATACCAGTACGCATCTCCTGTCGTGGCTGATTCGTAATAGTCAAAAATCGTCACCGTTTTTTCGTACATGATACCCTCTCCTTAATTATTCTTTCTGCACTGTCTGCTTAATAACCTGATTCACGCCAGTAGCCGACAATCCGTTAAACATGCCGACTGCAACTGCTGTGATATAATCCGTTGCCGGGAAATCTGGGATAACTCCCATTCCGACTGCTCCGAGAATTCCACCAATAATCGCCATGATCACCGGAATCCATTCATCAGGGATTTTTTTTGATGCTTTGCAGCCCATTCCCACGATGTAGCAGATCATAACGATTGCTATACACGAGCCTAATGTTGAAATATCCATAATTTTCACCTCACATCTGGAATACCAAACTGTTTGTATGTACCTGTAAATGAAAACTGTTTTCCACATTTACAGCAAGTTTCCGTAATGGTGCAAGTCTTTTCTTTGTCATTACATTTTGATTTGGCAGGACTTTTGAATTTATGCCCGCCAGTTAAAAAGCACATTATTTTATTCATACTAATTACACTCCTGCATACAATACTGGCATTCCATCATCCGTCCTTACTCCCATCAGAAGCGGCAATGCTGTCTTTAAAAGTAAGTCGTTCGTTTTCTGTACATCTCCAGCGGCGGCATATACCGCACTCCATTCCTTTGCGCTCGCTCCGATCTGCTGCGGTGTTGCGTAAGAGATGGATTCACTGCCAGATGACACAGATGTTACAATGCCTGTTGACTTGCCACCGGTATTTGTGTCGGTCGCACTTGCTGACGCCTGATTGATTGCATTCTTCTCAGCAAGCTCAATCTGATACATTAATTCGGCCAATGAACAGACTGCCTTTTTGATACGCTTCTGAGAGCGTTCATTTTCCGGTAGTCCGTCCACCAACCTGTCAAACGTCATTGTATCCACAAAATCACTGGCTCTTTCTGCCAGTCGCGGGAAGTCGGTTTCTGGCACGACATTACCGAATGATTCTGTATAGAATTTATAATCTGCATAAGCCATGCCAGTTACCTCCTGCGTTTATGATTTTGCTGTTACGCTTGTACTTCCGGCATTCAGTGCTTTGTATGTTCCATCACACTCAACCACTGTGATCTTCTGTCCGGTTGTTGCCTTAATATCAGCTTTTCCGTCCCATGTGGTCCAGTTTCTGAGGTTCTGTCCATAACCAACAGTTACTGCATCTGCTGCAACTTTGTATTTATACACATTGTCAGTATTTTCCTTAGCCGGATTTACAGTGATTTTTGTGTCACCAGTTGCTGCTCCTGCCACGGAATTTACTGTCAAAGTGCCAAGTGTTGGTGTCTCGTCGATGGTAATTACTGCGATTGCGTCAATGTACTCCGCAAAAAGAGTAAGTCCCATAACCGCAAACGCTTCAGACACTGCTGTGTGGTAGTTGCCCTGAGTGTGGAATCCGATCAAATTTGTCTCACCAGATACAGTATATACAAGTCCTGCTCTTGCAAAGTCAGATTCGTTCGGGTCAACATAGTAAAGTACGATGTTCTCAACAGGGGTAGCGATAACCTGTCCTCTTGGAATCTCACTGTCAGACAGTAAGAAGATTGTATTAAATCCCATAAAGTCTTTCATGTACTGGAATCCGAACTGATTCTGAATAGAAATCTCAGCTGCTCCAAGGTATTCATATACGTCCAGAATGTTGACAAATCCAACAACACCAGTCACATTTCTGTGCATCTGCTTGAATTTGTTCTCTACACGGCCTTTAGCCATTGCCAGAGCCATCTGGAATGTTGTTTCTGTGGAAGTAAGTGTGCCGGTTTTCAGATAGTCATAGAATCTGCCGGTAACATCAGTCTGAAGCTGGAAAAGGAATTCGTCGTCAGTCATCTGAACAGCGTTCTCATAACCATGGTCCTTGATTGCTTCGATAGATACAGCCTTTGCGTACTTCTCAATAGTCATTTCCGCATAGGGTTTTTCTTTTACAACGAATTTGCTGTAAGGGATTTCCTCACCCTCTGCCACTTTTCCACTCTGCAAAGTACCCTCTGCATATTTGGATTTGAGTACAGCACCCGGCTGTTTTTTGATAGGTCTCATGATATCCAAAATGTCACGTAAGTGCTGCCAGTTTCTTTCGAATCTGGTAACAAAGTCAATCTCACGTGCTGTGACCTGGATATCATTTGTCATAATAAGATTAGCTTTTGCTGCCATATAAAAAATCCTTTCTACCCATAATTGTTAAGGTATTGGGTTAGCGGCTATACTCTGGCGTATAGTCGGTGTAAAAAAATCACTGGAATAACTGGATATTCTGAGCAATTGCAGCCTGTCTTTCGGACGGGTCTTTGATTGCTTCGATATCTTTCTTTGTCATGCTTCCCGGTGTCTGCTGCTGTCCAACATGAGTGGTAAATCTTGCCTGATTCTGCTGAGCCTGCTGCTGAGATTCATCCACAAAAGCGGATGCGTCAGACTGCTTCATCTGTTCGATCAGGTCATTTAATCCGAGAATTTTACCGTCTTTCAGTTTTAATCCGGCTTCTTTGATATCTGCCATAACAGCCTTCTTTGCCGCTTCACTGGAAAACTTAACATTGTCGAGTGCCGCTTTGAGTGCATCTGAGAAATCACGGTCATAGATTTTCGCGTTAAACTCTTTCTCTGCATCTGCCGCTTTCTGTTTCCAAGTCTCTAACTCGCTTTTAATATTTGCCGGGTCGATGCCATCAAAACTTTTTAAGGTTTCCTCTGCTGTCTCAGCGCGTTCTTTCCAGTCATCGCGTTCACCCTCGACTTTCGACAGAGTTTTTGCAACTTCCTTTGCATTCTTGTAATTCTCAGAGAGTGCCTTTTTAACATCTGCCTGTTTGTCTTCCGGGATTTCAATTCCAAATGATTTAAGTGTGTCAATAAGTTTCTGCATAACATCCTCCTGGTCGTGTTTATTGACCTGCCGCCGCAGGTATGGATTAAGCCAGTTAGACCACTGGCAAGGTAACTGTGGCTATTGGATTCGAACCAATGAATGAGTGTTCCTCTCTCGGGGTCAAAGCCCGGTGCCTTACCACTTGGCGAAGCCACATTACAGTGTCTTTTCGGACTGGACACCAGTCTACAGGATAAGGCATAACCTTTTCAGCATCATGATGTTGTGATTCAGCCAAATCATAGACTGCCTGTAAGCAAGCAGCATAATTCTAACCGAATCAAAGCGGAATGTCCGGAATCGAACCGGAGACTAGGTTGCTCGTCCCTATCAGCTTTCCACTAGCTGCACATTCCGTCAACCCGGATTCCCGGGTTAGCAAAGTGTTTAACGTGTCATGCCTGCCACGAGTTGTTTCAGATATTTATTTCTTTTTTTAAAGAAAAATATAAATAACAAAAACTTTAATCAAGGAGGTGAGCCATCTTGCGTGCCAGACGGCAAATACGCACGACAGGATTCGAACCTGTTTAACTTTCCATTAAAGCGCGCGCACCAGCTACAAAAAGAAAGGAGGGTTAAAACGAAAATGTTAAAACAACTGTTTTACTTGTGCTTCCTGCTGCACAATTACATTATAACAGATTTCTTTCGACTACCTCTCTACCACTTTTGTGTTTTTAGAGCATATCCCGGAGCTTTTCTACGTATCTTTTGACAAGATCACGTTCCTCCCGGCACTCCGCATCCTTAGACATATCACTCATTTCTGTTGTGAGTTCGTCCAGATGTTCTTCCAGAGCGGCAAGCATCTTTCTTTTGCAGTCTTCAGACTTGCCGGAGCGATAGCTCTGTTTCTGTGTCATATAGTCGTCATAAGCATCTCGCCCATCAGAGCGGCTGTAATGCCCTCTGACATAATGTTCACCACGTCTGGCATAAGAACTGCCCCTGTCGTAATCCGGCATCATTCTGCCATCATTTGAACTGTATCTCCCCATGCTGTCACGCTTTCTTCCACGTTCGCTGTAATCGTCATTGTATCCGCCACGCATCTCATCAAGGACAGTGTTGTAATACTCCACTTTCTTGTCCCAGTACTGCGTATTCTTGATATCTTTATACATATCAATCAACTTGTATGTCATTTCCAGATTTCCGGTGGTTAGTCCACTGTCAGCAATTTTGGACAGTTCATCTTCGATTCTTGCGCATAAGTCTTTAATATCTCTCATAACTGCACCTCCTACGCTTCTCTAGTCACGACAATATTTGCGTTCGCAACAGAAATTGCCTGATCGCTTGTGTTCTCTACTGCAATATTAACGCAACATCCGCAAGGAACGTCAATATAGATACCTGCGGACACATTATTGTACTGATTTACTGCTGCCGGTGTGGAAATCATCTGTGAAGATAATACAGGTTCACCAGAGATTGCAATAGCCAGAGAAATAGCTTCAACAGTACCGCCTGTTGGAATTGCGATATTGCCAGAAAAATCCACGAAGAATCTCGCTTTGCACTGGTTAGTAAGTCCTCTCAGGGTGATGATTCCGCTTCCCTCTCTGTGCTGAATGCAGTTAGAACCTTTAACTGCTGTGTTTGAAAATACTACATTTCCATTTGCTGCTACAGTCTGAACAGCTACATTCGTAAATTCTGCCATAATTTTTACCCCTTTCATATCACAAAAGGACAGGTCTCAGCCTGCCCCTCTGTGTAATACGGCATAAGCCGACATTCGAATCAATCGAAAGATACTCTCGATATGAAGTTATCAGCAATTGCATCCGGTGTTGCATCCGCATCCACATCCGTAATATGTGTTCGGATTAGGAACCTGATATGCCGGAATCGGTGCTGGATTAATCGCATTAATAAGCTGCTGTGTCTGAGAAGCCATTGCAGTTGTGAGCAGCGCGCTCTGACGGTCCTGAGAAGCGGCACGTCTGAGGTCATTGTTTTCAGCCTGCAAGTTAGAAATCTTTTCATTGCAAAGATAATCAAGAATCGCTCTTGTTCCTGCATTCTGGCTGTCAATAATGTCTCTTGTGTTGCTGTTCATCGTATTCTGCAATGCACAGGTGTTCTGCGCCATATTGTAGTTTACGCCCTGGATAGCTTCTCTGGTTTCGCAACAGCAGTTCGCAAGCTGCGCCTGGAGTGCGTTGGTGTTCTGCATATTCGCTACAGTATCAGCATTGATTGCCTGCTGGATTCCAAATCCGGTCTGCATGATATTCGTGTTGATTCCGTTAAATCCAGTAAGCATACCGTTGTTCACTGCATAGAATCCATCACAGAGGCCGTTGTTGATTCCGTCAAGTTTGCTGATTACTGCGGAGTTATCGAATCCTCTCTGAATGTCTGCCTGAGTAGCTGCTGTGGCTGCATATCCGCCGCCGTTGCCATTATTGCCCCAGCCGTTGTTTCCCCATCCGAAGAAAGCAAAAATGAATAAAACAATAATCCACCAGCTACCATCTCCACCAAACATGCCATCATTCCTGTTATTTCCAGTTAAAAGAGCAACGTCTGATGCTGTTAAATTTCCATCCATAGTTATAATCTCCTTTTTGTGTATTTACATCAATCTGGCCAGATTGTAATGTACTATTTCATTCCTTTCAGCATGTGTTGAAACTGTCCTGCCATCTGCTGAACTTGATTAAGCTGTTGCTGAGAAATCTTCCCAGACTGTAACATCTTCTCAACTTCTGCTTTCGGGTCTCCCTTAAAATTCTGTTTAAACTGCATGAACTGTTGCATCATCTGCATTGGTCCGTTCCCCTGCGGCATCCCGCCGCCGAGCACGTTAAATAATGGATTACTCATCTGCGTTTCCTCCCTTGACTGCTGATTCCTGTGTGGTATTAGCCCTAACAGGTTCAGAAAAAGAATTTAACCGGTTTATAATAGCTTCGTATTTGCCCTTTAAATCGTCATATTCCTGTCTAGTGACGTATTTACTGTCCATGTTCTGAGCAGGCTGTTTAGGTGGCATCTGAGTGCCTACTTCATGATACTCGAACGTCCGTAAGGGCTGTGGCATACCGGAAACGTCCGTGGATTTTATGTAGAATTTTTCGCTTTCACTGTCCATTAGTAAAACGCTTGTTCCGGGTGCTACCAGATAGGATTTTGCGCCGACTTCGCCGGATACCCACAGGATACCATTGTTATTCTGCTGTGGTTGTTGCGCTGGTTGAGCTGGCATCTGGACGGGCTGTTGCTGAAATTGATTCATTTGTCCCGGGACACCAAAACTATATTGATAAGGATTGTTATATAATGCCATCTTATACACCTCCTATGACTTATTCTATGACTTTCTATAGCTATATTTTTGCATAGATGTATCAATCTAAAAAGTTCAAAAAAGTATCGAAAAAGTATTGACTCACCACCAAATTGGTGGTATTATATAATCATCAAAAGAACGGAGGAAACAGAAATGAAAAAATACAACTTATCAAAAATCATGAAAAGAGCATGGGAACTGGTTAAAAAATCTGCAATGACAATTTCCTCCGGTCTTAAAAAAGCATGGAGGGAAGCAAAAACAATGGAATATGAATTGGTTGAACTTGTTGGAAGCCCTAAACAGATTGCATGGGCTGAAGACATTAGGAAGAAAATGGTTGAATATTGGACTGGCGTTATCAAAAAATACGAGGTGGATAGACCTGTTCGTGCAGAGAAAAGAAAAAAAGAGATGGGAATTCTTTGTAACATCAAAGAAGCCAAATGGTTTATCGAAAATCGAAACTATGCATATGCTACAGATACTATTTCGCCGCAAATAAATCATATGATAGAAAAACAAAATGAGATGGAATTTTATAAACACTTATATAATTATGTTGATAATGCATAAGGAGGGAATATATGTATAAATACACTCAATCTGAATTTGTAGCAATGATGGATGAATTAATGTATGAATTCAAGAAAAGCTGTGAAAAAACCGATGAGGAACTTGACTTAGCTTATAAGATTTTAAATCCCTCTCCTATCGGAGGATTTGTTGACAGTCTGGTCAGAATGAATGAGAGCTATAGTACAAAGCTCTGGGAAATGAAACGGAAGCAGATCAAAAGCTTTATATCTGAATGCGACAGCTATCAGATGGACGACATAGTAGCCTATTGTCGCGCCAGATTTTTCAAGGAAGAAGTCAATCGCGTGATACGTTCTGATTCCATAGAAGGTGAATGCAATGTTTGCATATATGCCGATGGTGCTATATTTGGTCAGCATTGGCCATATATATGTGCAAAAGTCTATGTAAGTATTGCATGGATTGACGAGGATGGAACCAGTTACACCCGTGTTTCTCCATCCGCGGCAGGGTTCATGTCATATCAGATAGACGGATCCATAGAAGAAGACTTAAAAGTAAAAGAAAACATGTCTATAACAGAAATGCGTAAACATTTAAACGTATCCAGAGCAGAGTTCTCAAGAAGGTATAGCATACCAATCAGGACACTCGAAAACTGGGAGTCCGGAAAGAGCAAATGCCCGGATTATGTGAGACAGCTGTTAGAGCGAGCTGTCTTGGAAGATTGTGAGAAATAAGAAAAGGAGAGGGTAGAAATATCCTCTCCTTATTTTTAACACACTTTAATTATTTTATTGTTCACCCTCCGGCTCAACCGTTTCGCCGTGGATATGCTCACATTCATCTGTTCAGCACAGTATTCAAGCGTATATTCCTTACATCTCAGCCGGAACAGTCTTTCTTCGTCCGGTGTGAAATTGCACTCTATCAAGAATTTGTCTATATCTTTCTTTGCGAACACATATAATTTCATGAGCATACCCCTTATTAATGCAATTAACGCTGATTCTGTGCAAGATACTCCGTGAGCTTCTGTTTTGTTTTTTTTAACTCCTCGACATTGTTCCCACTGATTTGACTATCCAGCATAGTCGATAACACTTCCAGAATCAATGAATCACGCTCTGCAATCCTCTGAAGATTCTCGTAATCTCGTTTGTCATGTTCTTCCAGTGTCTCTACTCGCTTATTAAGTCGGAATGCCGGAGTAATCCATTTAAAGATTACAGCTGCCGCTCCTCCGACAATAGACACCCCTCCGCAGATAGAGAGGAAAATCTGTACAAATTCTGATATGCTCATTTAACTACTCCTTTTCCCAGTAATATACCGGGATCTCATTACCGCTATCCCATGTATCGAAATATTTGCCCTCTTGCACTGCCACCACATGGCCATCTATGCAGAGGATATACGTGCCTATCGGATGGTCTGTGCAAAAGTCATTGACTGTATAGATATATTGCTCTGATTGTTCAATCAGTTTGCGTCTGTATCCATGTTTATAAAGATACGCTCCCCAGACATAATTTGCACTTGGCATATCTGACAGAGCACACGCCTGTATCATTAATCCGGCAAATACTGTTTCCCAGTCAAACCCGGTTGCTTTGCATATTGCCCGGACAACGCAATCTCCTGTTCTCTTGCCCTTAACAGGATTAGGATTAAAATACTCCCATCTATCCATCAGTCAATCCCCTTTGCTGTTTTATATCTCTTCGCCGCTCCTCTGGCTTTAGCGGCGTTCTGGCGGTTCCACTTCGCTATCATGAGCCGGTCTTGCAGTTCCCTCAGGTCATTCTGCTTGCAGTAATCTTTGTATGCAGCATTTTGCTTTTGGAGAAGATAAGATTTCCGGCCAAGGTCTTGCTGGAGTGCGAATCTTGTCTGTTCGTCCTTACAGTTATCAACCGCCGCTTGCATTCCGAGGACTTCACGCTTTGTTTTTCGGATTCTCCGTTCATAAGTACGTTGTCGCTGTTCTTTTTCGTACTGTTTGCCTTTGTCAGCTTTGTCCTGTGCCGATAGTTCTGCATAAGGATTAAATTCCCCATCACTGGCTCCAAAGCTATGCCGGCAATTGACCCCTGACAGTCCGCTTGCCGTTCCATATCCAGTCAATGAGAATGGTAGAAATTTCTTACTCTTACCAGAACGAGAGTATATCTTGCCTTGCCACCATGAGTGATTGCCCAGATTCTCACCGCCGTCACCTGTCCTGGCTCCTATGTGCGCACTGACCAGAACCAAATCCCAGTCCATTTCTTCCATGCGTTTTAGGGATATATCTCCCGTAGCCTGAGCCACACCAGTTCTGACAGAACGTGCTACTGCTGTTTCAATCGTGTCTTTTCTGCCAGATGGGTATGTGACGGTAACACCATCACTCACAACGTTATTAACTGCCTCTTTGATGGCTTGTGTATACCCAACCGACCCAGTCATTACATGATTATATGCAAGGTCGCATTGTTCGATATAGAGCCTCTGAGCGGCACTTGCGGTTGTTCTGGTAAAGTTCTTCCACTCGCCCATGGTCGCAAGCATATTCCTCTCCATGAGTCTTATCATAGCCGGTGATTGTTCGAGCGGTACAGGGCTTAATCCTGCCGCCTTGTATACCTTATCATCATAGTTCATTGCAGTGATTCCGGCATCTTCAAACGCTTCAAGAAGTTCCTGCTGTTCACGTTTGGTATATTTGGATAATTCCGCCAGAATGTCCTCTAGCAGTTCGCCGGATTCCTGTAGTGTTCTGATTCTCCACGCATCAGCATTGGTCAGAATGTAGTCCTCACCTCTGCCGATTCTTGCCATCATTCTCGATACGATTTCAGAGATGATATATTGATGCAGTTCTTCTGCAATTTGTTCACTGCCCTCTGTTATCCGGCGTAAATATTCAGGACTAAGTATAGTATATCACCTCTTTCGATAAATGTTGTGGTACATGTTTTGGTTTTTGCTACTTAACTAAAGCACGAGTCCCAAAAGTCCATGAGCCGTAAGCCCTTGTAAATACAGGGATTTCCTCATATCTATTGCTATCACTATCTGCTTTAGTTAATTAGTTTCCGCTTTCGGTTCTTCTTCCTTATTAATATCCATCAGCTCATTGTACTGTTCCTCAGTAATCCTGCCAGTCGCAAAGAAAATATCAATCTTATTCTTTAAATCGTCTGTCAGACCGCTTCTCTCTTTAAGTTTCAGTAATGTTCTATATAACATATATCATACCTCCAATTCTGTTAATGCTACTGCATATTCGCTATTTACATAGGCTTCTGCTGATTGTAAGTCCATATCATAGATGTAATCTCGGTTGTCGTTTAACTGCTGTTTGACATAATTCCAACCATTTTGCATCGAAATCGGATAGTTAAATACTGTATATCCATCCAACTGTTCTGAATTGACGCTGATGTTTGTAGTCGGATAATATGTTACAAGTGCTTTAAATGCATTGATTTCTTCCTCGGTGAGGTCGGTTTCGATTGGCGTTACTAACGTATAATAGAATTTAAAACCTTTAGCTCGTATCTCTTCACCTTGCTCAACCGTTGTTATTGTTTTAGGAAGAACTATAACTAACGTTTGTCCTGTTGGCTGTGCAAAATGATGTATTTCATCACCTGCTGACCAATCCGTTGAATATTTACTTGATATAGTTACTATAGCCGTTTCGCCCTTTACATTGGATATTTGGCTATAAATTACGATACTACCAGTGCTGTCCCATTTAGATACTTCAAATGTGTCTTGGTTGGTAACTCCAACCATCCTCACCAATTTCCCCCGTTCCACATCCACATAATCCGCAATATATTGCTGTCCGTCGATTGTGACGTTGCCACCACTTGAGACTGGAATTGAGTTAAGGATGATTGTTAACTGTATGGTCTGTTCTTTGTATGGTTCGTAAGTTGTTGCGTTTTCGGATAATTCTATCTGTGCTTTATCTTTTTCTACTGTTTTAATGTCAAATCTGACATACATTGTTCCAATTGGAACTTGACCATTATTTCTATTAACAGTATTAATGAATTTATAATCTTTGTCATATGCACATAATGTCATTGAAGCGTTAAATGAAACTTTTTTTCCACTATACGGAAAATGTATATACTTCTCAATAGCACAATAATTTCCGCTTAATGATTCATATACCTTACCTGTGTTGGTATCTATCGCCCTGTTTAATATAATTGGGAATTTTTTAGAATCAAACAAGTTCTTCCCACAAATCTTAATAGCAGGATTTACCACGCTCTTAATCTCAACTGGATTTTCGAGTGAGGGCGTTCCATCCTGTGATGATTTGCCATACAGCATCATATCTTGAATCTTGCCATTGTCGGAATCGGCAATATGAACTTCGCCTTGATTTGATGCGTAGAACTTTGTAATTTTGTTGGATAAATCTTCCTTTAGCGAAACAATGTTAGTCTTGTTCTGCTCGATCTGCTGTGCCTGTTCTGTCGTGGCTCCGGGCTTGACTGGATTCTTTTCAAGGTACTCATTTACTGCATTCTTGATTTCTTCCGGCGAGATTTCACCGCCCATTCCTTTTAAACATAATTCGTACAAATACTTCTCTTTTCTCGTGATTGGCTTCGGGAGTTCACCTGTATAATCACCTGTCAAGTACGCAAGATATTTTTCTTCCCTTGTCACTGGTTTGTCTGCCATCTTTTTACTCCTCTCCAAATAGTGTTGGTTCGTCTGGCTGAGCTTCTTCGACCATTGCTTTCGCTTCTTCCTCAGTCATTCCCTCGAACTTCACGAAATACAACCACGCCGGTACCTTTCCCTGTATAACATACTGCCACCATCTCGCACGGTCTTCTTCTCTGTTGTAAGTTATGTCTCCGAAGTCGTATGTTGTTTCGTAAGCGCCCACTGGAGCCAGACCGTACAGGTCGGCAAAAACATTGAGCGCATAGAATACGCCATTCAGGCAATCCTCCAGCTTATCCCGAACGTCCTTGATAAACTGAATTGTCCGGCGGTCGTCTGCTTCTACCTGCGTAGCCGTCACCATACCAGTTTTTTCATTAAAAACAAAATATCCGTTAGAGAATCCAATCTTATATCCTATCTGGTTTAGAAGGGCATTCATGCCGACTATACGGGTATCTGTATTGAGAACTGGATTAATTTCTTGGTAGAATTCTTTCGCGTCCTGTCCGAATACATTCTTAACAAAGTGCGGTAACCTCATCTCATTCCGTCTGTTCTCCATGCCCTGTGGCGACATAGCTGATACAGGTGCGCCGTTTGGCATCAGCAGTCTATCATCCGCCAGAACAGTCTTCTGCGAGTCAAAAATTTCTCCGGCATTTCTGCTGTATGCAATGTCGAAGTCTTTTAACTCTTCAATGGCTTCGGCAAAAATTGGAAGTCCCAGTGGCGTACTGATATCCACGTTGTTCGCCTGTGGTGTCCGAAGTACTCCGTACAGAGGTCCGTCCAGTTTCTCACCGTTCGCCTTGAGAATCGGTGGTGTATCTGCCATGAGGTTAGCCCACTTGGTCTGTTTAAGGTCAATCTTATCTCCAATACTCTGAGGGGATTTTGATACATAGGCTCTATTAGAAACATAGTACGGATAAGTTGTCACGCCGTCTATTGTAGTCTCAACAAATCTATGATATTCAAGCCGTGTGTAGTATTTCCGTCCAACAGTATAAGAATCTTTAAATATAATTCCCTTAATTTCCTGATTATCATAGTCCACAATCATCACATCTGCCGGGGTAAATACATCAAGGCTCTCACCGTTGGGCTTGATAAATACTGTTCCATAAGCACAGCCATATTCTATCCAGTGCCGAATCTGGAAATATACCTTGTCAATCTGCTCCTGTAACCACGTAGCCCTTGCGGAACCATCAATCTGAATGCCGATCGCCAGCGTTGCGAGCCGGGCTGTCTCTGAGCAGACAGATTTAGCAAAATTGATCGTCTTGATATTGTTCTTATCATCTAACCATTCCGGTACACCCCTATAGATGTTCGCGCACCGGTTAATCAACGATTCCATTTCCGGGAATTCTGCTGCCTGGATATTAAAATCCTCTTCAGCTTGTTTTTTGAATATCATGTTAAACCACCTTTTTAGTGTTGTTATAAGTCCCATTTAGTCACCTTTTTTACAGTCAAATCCTTATCAATGCCTAACGGATCTCCTGCAAAGTTCCATAGCTGGATTTCTTTACAGACAGCTCCGCACTTACAACACTGAACATATTCGCTCCACACCTGGTCTACGTGCATTTTATCATTGATTAGTTTATCCTCTAATGGCTCTTCGGATATCGGAACAATTATCACGCTTCCGCACTTACCGCATTCCATGATGCGTGCGCAGCCTTTTCCATATCTGATAAATCTGTATGCTATTTTTACTCTATCAAAGAGCTTATTATCTCTCATTACGCACTGTACCCCCTTCTGTTAAACAACGGTTCATAAGCATATCTAAGTGCCGAGATTGCATGATCGTTTCCGTCAGGATAACCACTTATTACATTTCCCTCTTTGTCCCGATCGTACTCATATTCTGTGATTTCTTTATATGCGTTCGGTGTTCGCTTCGGGTCAATGACTATGGTCTTTGTTTGCAAGAATTTAAAACCATACTCGATACTTCCCGGCCCTTTGATTGCTCCTCTAGCAGGAAGTCCGGCGTCCCGGAAGTCGTTCACAGATTTAGGCTCCGCAGAATCGCATATCATTGTGTAATCATCATAGCCTTTTTTCTTGATCCAATCAGCGGTCTTGGAGTTGCTCCATTTATTTACATATAGCTCGTCAATTAGATATATCTTCTCTCTGGCAGAATCGTAATAAGTTCGGAGATAGCAGAAGGCATCCGGGTACCATCCATAATCTACGCCAGGGAAAATACGGTCCATGCGGCTGATTTCTTCATCTGTAATATCTCTAATCTCCAGATATTCAAATACATTTCCACCGTCGCCATTTGGGACACCTAGGTACTCATGCTCATAGGCTTCTGGGTTGATTTCTTTCAGATGTGCTGCATCGTCAATAAACTTCTGTCCGAGCCACTCCGCCGGGGCTTCCAGATAACTCGAATGATGAATAACTCTTTTCGGGTTAGGTATGAGCTTAATCCTGTTTACCCAGTTTGATTTTGATTTTGGTGGGTTATATGATGAAAAATCATAGGACTCATCGCCACCACGAAGCACTGACTGATTAACAGAACGTTCCTGGGCATCTCCCTTCATTTGATCTTTTTCCTCTTTCCAGAGGATTCCAATGTAGCCAAACTCCGGCTTAATGGATTTCAGTTTGGTTTCATCGTCCAGACCACGGAAGTATATTGTCTGTCCCGTCTTAATATACCTGATCTCAAGTGGCGACACCTTACATTCAAATTCTTCCATCAGTCCCAGTTCGTTGATAGCCCATTTCATGTTAGCATATACAGAATCTTTCAGAGTACCGGCCACCTGTCTTGTAATGCAGGCGTGCATCTGAGGATTATTCTTGATAAGCTCAACAATCTTAAAAGCTACGAATGAAGATTTTAGACCACCTCGACCACCCTCGAATACATATTCGATATTAGGCTTGATTTGCCGGTTAATATCCACGAATGCCTTGCCAAGTACTCTGGCAGGAAGTTCATATTTGCTTTCGTCTGATTTTGATACAGCTACCAACTGCTCCCATTTGTCTACTGCCTGCATATTTCCTTTGATAGCTTTATCATATACAGCGGCTACAATGCAGGCGTTATTATTTGCGTCCTCATCAGATATTCCCATATTTGTGAGTTTCTTCTTTGCAGCAGTCGGAGCAGGGTTCTCAGCTATCATTTTTGCTAATTCAGAAAGGGTTTTCTTTTGACGACGAGACTGACCAGAAGCAATGCCGCCTTTTTGACCGTTTTTCACTGCTTCCTCACTGCTTCGACCAGGTTTAAAAGGTTTTAAATTTTCCTCGTTTGCCATCCTATTAACATCCAATCATATCCTTTCTGAATTAAAACGCCCTAGCATAGTTATAGTTATATATACTATAATACCATACTAGGGCGTACATAGCTCTCTACCACTTTTATAAATTTTTAAGTTTTTTTAAAGTCTGCCAATCAGCTTAGCTAAATGATAATATTCCGCCATGACCTTGCGTTTGTAGCCATAAAAGTCATTCTCTGTTGCAGGAACCGTCCTGATTTTCTCCATTGTTCGATAGCCGATGCTGTTCACGATACTGTCATAAATTTGTGATTCAATACCGGGCGCATATTTGATAGATACCTGTAACAGATTGTATTTATCGCTTTCGCTAAGATTCCGCAAGTGACTTTGTAATGTCGGTATATCGTCCGGCGGTATTCCGTAGTCAATCAGTGTTGCCTTCCTTAACTTCATTTATTTCACCTTCTTCACTCAAGTTCCAGTCACATGGTATGCCTTGAAAACATTCTGGACAGTGTTCGTAGAATCCGCAGCCTTTGCAATCCGCTGGCTGTCCAGTACAATATTGCTGTAGTACGCGGTATGCTGATATAGCAAGATTTGGCGTTATGTCTGGTTTAGGTTTGTTATTCATTTCTTCATCTTCTCCAACTTTTTCACGGTGAAAAATGTATTTATCATTGACGATAAGATTACGAAATTTTTCTCGTACTCTATGCAATCACTTTCTCTCCCATTATCTTCATCAATGTATCTTTTTGTTAATCTCTTCATCTACTTCACCTCTTCCATCTGACTTTCTACAGCATCTGCAAGTAACTTCAAGGACTTAATAAGCGAGTCAATCAATGTTCTGTCTGGGTTTTTAACAAATGTTCTAACAAGTCTTATAGCATCTTTGAGCTCCTTCTCATATTCAATTATGTCTGATGCTTTTACTAATTCATATCCCGGTGCAAGGTCGGCATTTCTTGTTAGTTCTTTATTGCTATAGAACTTTAATATATCCGGGATTTGCTGTTCTTCAAAAGGATATGGATACGTTTCTTTTCCGCCGTACCATCTATATCCTTGTTTCTTTGCTGCTTTCAGAATATTTTCATACTCTTCATGTGTTCTGACTAATACGCATTTATTTGTCAGATCAATCATCTACTTCGCCTCCTGTAATCTCATCAATACACTGATTCCATCCCTCTGCAAAGCCAGCATCAGATGTATTAGCCGGATAGTCTCCATTATCTTTCTCTGGCAAGTCCATAAGTGGACACCAATCGGGGATTACATCATTGTTTGGAACTCTCCTGCCACCCATTGCTCTGCACCAAAATCAGCTTATAAATTTACATTTTCCGCAGTCCTCTGGTGTATTAATCACTAATACTGATTTACTCATACGCTTCACTTCCTCTCAGCATTAGACTCAACGTATTATACCCCGGGCAAGTTCTGACTCCGTTTCTGGTATCTCTTAACAGGACGCAGTATGGATATAATGCCATGACCTCGTAGACGTGTTCTGTAACATCCTCGCCGCACTGGTCGATGTATTTGAAACATTTGCCTGGTCTAAGAAAATATCTTGCGCATACATATGCTTTTGTTCCGAATATTGCACTTGCACTGCTCATTTGTGTTCTTCCTTTCTACTCATCTGAATGGTGTTTATTGCACATGATCGCTGCACATACAAGACCAGCCACTCCGAATATGGTTCCAAGGGTGAATCCTAATATGAATGTGATCATACAACCACCTCGCTATCTTCTGGTATCTGATAATCGATATGTCCATTTACATAGGCTTCCTGAATCATGTCCAGTACCTTGATAGCTTTTTTCTTTGTGGAATATTCTCCGAGTAAATAACTGCATCCAGTGATATATGATGTTATAACTGCTTTTGTAGTCCCTTCTGCAATTTCGATACCAGCTGGTACATTAAAATTAACTAATATCTCTTTATTCTGACTTCTGATTAACATTTTGTGTCCTCCTTATAATCCTCAATCGCAGCTATTTTGTTCTCGTACATAGCGATTGCTTTTTGAGTCTGATGATTTCAACGTTATATCTTTCTAAAAATTTATCTTTTACAAACTGATAATTCGGTACTGTCAACACAATGTACGGCGTTGAATGACCAGAAATTGTTCCGATATCTTCCTTTTTCACATACCCAATGCAGATTCCGTCTGGAAATCGAGTTGCCGCTTTGTAGGTTTTTGGCTTCTCAATCACCTCGCACCCCTCAACTCTGATCTTAAAAATATAGTCTCCTAACGTTTGGGTTTCTGGATTGTATTCTCTGTCGCTGTCCAAAATGTAGAAATATAATTTCATTTTGTATCCTCCTTGTCGCTTGCTCTTCGATTCCACTGTTCTACGGCTTCTTTATAATCCCATACGCCCGGGTAAAATTTTAATCCGCATTCGCAGTGAATACTTATCGGATAACCTCCACTGTCAGGATCGTAAAAAGATGGCTTCCAATCTCTTTCTGGGATATACATATCTTTGTCTGTATCTATCTATTTTCCGCAAAGCGGACAAGGTTTTAGTTTATCCATTTTTCCTCCTTATTTTCTCATATAATTCAAAATATTCTTCCAATGTTTCTGGCAGTTTGATACAATCTGGCTCATAAGGCTCTGGATATACAGTATATCCGCACTTCGTACATTTGATTTGTGGCGGAAAGTCCCTACTCCATTCCATGTTTCCACCGCATTTTCTGCAACGAATGTATCTCTCTACTTTCTTTGGTTTTGTCTTGAAGAACGAAGCGTAATCATTATTTTTCATTTCCATCCTCACTTTCCCCATGTAAGCAACTGACACGCTATTGTGCAGTCCTCCATGATCGCTTTATCCAAACGCTACCTGTCCGTTATTCTCCGGGATTCTTTAATACAATCCCTAACTCTTCTTTAATAGCGTCTACATAATCAATCCATTCTGCCAGACCGTCATTGATATAATCGGCAGCCCGGTCAAGTCCATTTCTGAATCTCTGACAGCGTTTCTCGCCAAAGCCAAAATCATCATGCAGAACGGCAATTGACAATATTACAAATGAATCCGCTATAACCTCTTTTATCTTTTCTGACGCTTTATCAAGGTCTTTTACTGCCAGAGAGGTATGTATCCCGGTCGCACCCCGGAACTTACATTCTTGTTCGAGGGCTTCAATCCCGCCCTGTTTGACAATTCGTCTGGCAAGGTCAAGCCCGTCTTCCCTGCCTCGTTCATATTCACGCATTTTATTCATTGTGTTAGACCTCCACTCTTTTTTAGTTTTCCCATCCAACAGCCCTCCTTATCTTCTGAGTCAGAATGTCAAATTCCATCAACATCCTGCGATCATTCTTGTTTGAGTATGCGATTGTTTGTTGCCCATCATATATGACCGCATATCTTCCGTTAATGCTATATGCCCCGCTGATTGCCTGCGATATCTGGCTTCTTGTCTTTCCTGTCAATTCTGATATTTCAGCAAGCGTCAGCTCCCCGATATACTTTGAACCGTCGTATACATCATACAGTTTCATTTCGTCTCCTTGCTTGTCTTTCTTATTCCGTACCCAACCGGAGTATATGCCCTGTCGGTACTGGGATGGTTTGTCTTGAGCAGGTTATCATCAATCAACTGATTAATATGTTTCCAGACCGTAGCTCTCCCGGCATCTACCCTTTCAGAAATCTCTGTAATCGACGGTGCATATCCAACCAATTTGATATAACTGACGATATACATATAAATTTCTTTTCTAAGAGCCTGCCCCTGTTCGTATCTATTTTTCGTGTTGTACATTCTTTCTCAACTCCCTTTGTTTGGAATCAATAAATTTGCAAAATGCCAAAACAAGTTCTTTGGCTAATGGATCTGGATATATTTCTATCAATTCCATACAGCGATCATAGGCCGCTTTTGAATATTCATCTGTGAGTTCAACCAGATAAAACTCTTTTATTAATTCCCATAATTTAGGCATAAACATTGCCATCATTGGAATATCTTCTTTCTTTACGCTTGCCATTTCTTCTCCCTTGGATGTGTAACGTGTAACATAAGTATTTAATTTTTCCTATAATTACCTTTTTATATAATTATTAAAATATACTTTATAGTAAAATATTAGTTACATTAGTTACACTAAGTAAAAAATCCAGTATTTATAAGGGTTTGAGGGTGTTTCCAGAGTGTAACTAAGTGTAACTAGCCGTAACTAAAATCATTCAAATGGTATCTCACACTCACACATTTTTTCAAATTCACTTAATTTTCTGACTTTTTGGTAGCATATCTGTGGACCATACTTTCCACATCTCACCCGTTTCCCACCATTTTCCCTTTCCCATCCGTCAATACAGTTCTGCATGATGGAGTGAATTTCGTTGGACTCAAACCTTGTGGGCTTACGGCCCTCGTTGCCCAGCGCCTGTTCATATAACATTGCGACGCAAACGCGAGGTTCCGTTGTATGGTCTAACCATTCTTGAATAATTCCAACCCTTACGTCCTCTTCCATAAATTCCTCCTGTTTATCCTCTATATATCGCTGCAAATTCTTCGGAAGAATTAACTTAGGCGTTCTATCGGCCTTTTCGAAAAGCTCCATAGCTTCTCCCCAAGCGTTCGTAAAGTCTGATGCTACGGCTTGTGGATCATCAAACATGGATTTCAGGACATGTTCTTTTCTCGTGACTATCGGAAGGAATCGTCTGTTACCTGTTCTGTCGGTCAGGAAACGGTCATTATTGGTTGTTCCGGCAAACACACACACTCTTGGTCTCTGCTCTGTTCTACGCCCATATGGAGGCCTGTACGTGTCTACTGTGGACGTTAGAAATGCCTTGATGCTCTCGACTTCTTTTGCTTTTTTGGTTGCTAGTAGTTCTGCCAATTCCACCATCCACATACCACGCAGCTTTTCCGGGGCTTTGTCGCCCTCGACTGTATTGAAGTTGTCGTTATACCATGCATTATTGAGTGATAAAAGTCTCAGAAAGGTAGATTTTCCAATTCCCTGTGAACCGTACAGCACTGGCATGTAGTCAAACTTACATCCCGGATGGAATGCCCTGCTGATCGCACCTAACATAAACAGTTTCATACACTCCCTGGAATATTCTGTGTCTTCCACTCCCAGATATTCTGGAAGCAATTTGATGATATATCCTGTCTTTTTATTCCACTTATTCTTATGAATGTCAGTAAGCATATCAACAACAGGGTTGAATCTGTTTCTATTTGCCACGATATTAAGTGCTTCCATGATCTTCTCCAGACTCTTTAGCCCGTATTTTGATTCAATGTACGATTTCAAATTGCTGTCATCACTGTTACTCCATTCCCTGTACATGTTTACATGTTCCCACGGGAGGCTTCCGCAAACAAAGGGCGCGTATGATAACTCGTTATATTTAATATGTCCATACAAATCAGGGTCATACTCAATGGCTTCACACATGTTCTTAATGCTCTGAATCATTGTTCCTTTTTCTGTAAAATCAAACTCCGGCTCCCTCCATCCTTGCGTTGCAACCCCCTCTGAGTCAATATGAATAGGCTTTCCTTTATCATATCTAGTCGCGCTTGATACAATGACTTTGACTTCCTGCTCAGACAATGGAGGTGAACAGGAACTTTCATTCTCAGCTATGGTGGCTGCGAACACTGATTGATCCGACGCCCCCTTCGCCTGCATCATACATGCAAAACGAAAAAGCATTTGATTTCTTTGCCCTGCTGCCACAATATTCGGCATAGTAAAAGCTGCGCCCTGTTTCTGATCGTCATGATTCAAGAAGTATTCTACATTGTTGTCAGCTTTTGCGATTTCAAATTCATCCGGTGAATATTCCCACTCGTACCGATTTCCGTTCTTATGTATTGATGGGGGAGCTACTACATACCCGCCATTTCCACGAATATCTACACCATCAATAATTCCGGCTCGGTTCTTTATTCTGCCATTTCCGCGATAGTATAAATGATATCCACCGCGCCCTGTGATAGCCGTCCATGTTTCTGGAAAATCTCCATGTTCGCGTTGCCAGTCTTCAAGTGAATGGTATCCATCTATTCCGCGATCTTCATCAATGTCCAAATCAATTACAAATACATTCTGGCTAACTGAGCCAGTCGCAAGACCTATATTTGCGTTTGGGTATTTTTGCCACCAGGCTTTTATCTGAGCCGCGTCCGTAGTTGCATCTTTACATCCATTTCTGGTAAGCGGGACTTTATCGCGGTATTTTAACGGGAAGACAGCAAATCCTTTTTTAGCATATTCGATAGCTGCATCATACATACTCGGATATTCACTCATTGCTATCACCTGTGAGTTGAATCGAATTTATAACCATCAAACTCACCCCTTTCAAGTCTTTCTTTTAAATCTCTGTATAAAATTTCTTTTATCAGTCTCCCAGATGTTTCTTCCTTGCAAAAAACCACATTCATATTGTATCGGACCATCCATGCAACACTGGAAGCTAAAAACGCATTGGAGTTGAATTTGCTTCGATATTTACCGTTCAAAAGGTTCTCCCAGCTCGAATTTTCACAAACAAGATAAACCCTACATTTCCGATCTAGTGCTCGCTCAAACTCTCTTTGGAATCTCTCGCGCCCTCTGGTAAAACATGCAGCCAATTCATCTAAATTCATTTTTCGTTCCACCACGCAGAATGGTTTAATGGTTTCACATGTGTCAAAAAGCGAACTACCATCTGGCAATACTGCATTGTAGGTGTAATCACCATAATCCAATGTTGCTCGACTATATGGAGCGGAAAAGGATTTATACCGCTTCTCCGCTCGCTCGGTTGCTTGCTCCCTGGAATCAACAAGAATCTGGAAAGACTTTAAGACTTCTTTTTGATCAAAAATATCCATTAGTTGAATGGCATCTCCTCATCGGTTCCATCTGGAATACTCATAAACCCATCTGAATTAGCGTGTGAAGAATTATTGCTGCTTAAAAGCCTATCCTTTGGAAGTCTATAATCGCCAGAACGGATTTTATCAACTTTGCAGAAGGATGCTAGATTGGTAGCTCTTTCAATGCTTCCGTCATTCTTTTCATATTCTCTTTCATTAAAAAGACCGCCGGCAATTTTGCCTTTGAACTTCTGCTCATCCCAGTCAAAATGATATCCCGGATTGGATTCTTCAAGAGCTTCTGTAAATGTTTTGAAGCGTCTTTTTGTCCAGTTATCTTTTTCTGATCCGTCATCATTCGGGATATTCAGAAGATAATTGCAGTGCCATTTCTTATCCTCATTCTGCCGAGCCTTATATTCTTTTGCGTAGAAGCCTGCATATTCGCCTTCTACGATATCGCAGCTGATTTTTACATACTGGCCTACACTATTACTACAAACTTCGGCTCCAAGAATCTTTACAACGTAACCACCTTTTGGAAGTACATCATAATCTCCATAAGCCTGTGTTTTTTCATAATCTCCAAATCTTTTAATCGCCATGTTTTTATCTCCTTTTAAAATATTTATTATAGTCATAGCACATAGAAATGGCTTCTTCTTTACTTGCACATTTCCTGTACTCACGAATTGCTTTATCACGGTATAATTGATGGATATAATGCGATTCGCATCTTATCCGATAGGCGTACCGGCCTATTAAAAATACATACCAGTTTTGTTCTCTCATCAAAACTCCTTCATAACTTCAATGACCTTCGTAATATCATTCGGAATATATTCCTCTTCAAATGCTCCCAGTGGCGTTCTTGCAGTGTCGTTATGAGAAGTGGTTGAAAAACAATAGGTATTCTCTTGTTTCATTGATCTGAGCAACCAGTTGAATTTACTGTCGATATTGTTTTTCTCAGTTTTTCTTCCATTGGTTTTGATTCTGGTAAACTCATAACCCGCGTCAGTCATTTCTGTTTGCGTGTGAAACAACAGGATCACTGTTAAATCGTCTCTGAGCTTTGACGGAATATCCACCAAGTCCCAGATGCTCGATGCGAGGTCCATCCACTTGTCATAGCCTTTCTCTTTGCATCTCCTCATTTCGTCCGATACCATTAAGTTATTTACGGTATCAACAACGAAATAATGGATATGTGGCGCTTTTTCTGCAATGTTTAAAAGATATTTGATTATAGTCTGCGGAAAACTGGTCTTTACATAATTATTCTTATCAGCGGAATACTGATCTCTCCACCCTTTCCAATTCAGGCCCTTCCCATCGCAATCACAGTAATAAGTTTCTTCTGGATTGAGATTGCGAAGAGATGTGCTTTTACCACTTCCGGGCTCTCCCATGATTCCAATTAAGTTTGCCATAGCTCACACCTCCGCTTTGTCATACACAATATGCTTGCTGCCTTCGATAATCAGAAGACTTGCAATTTGACGCATTGATAAAGTACTCTCATTGTAAATTTCTGTCAGCGCATTGTATGCTTCTCCTGTTACTTTTACCGCTGCGTCTTTTTCTGCTATTGTTGGTTTCTTCCTCGCTGGAATATGGATTTCAAATTCAGTCATTTCTGTTCCTCCTTATATGATTTCTGCGCTATTAAAAGCCCATTTAAGACTTGTACGTAGCCCGCCAATGTTCTAGCCTTGTATGATTCTTCAATGGGGTTATCCGGGACTGTGGCAAGCTGTATGTCGATTAGTCTCAAGACTTCCTGAATGCGTTCGTCCATACTTACACCGCCTTGAAAAAGCAATACAGGTTGTCTGAAGCATCTCCAAACTTCTCTCCGTCGATATCTTCAGCCTTGTGATACTCCACATGGTCCAGAGACATATCACAGTTCTCATAATCCAGAATGTAATCGCCTCTGAATTGAAGCTCTCTGAGCAGTTCATTAATACATTCTACTATCTCCAGACTGGGAAGAAGTTTCATAATTGCTATCTGTTTACTCATTTGGACACTTCCCATCTATCAGAAGTTCCAGCAAGAAAGTTTTGATTGTTTTGAGGCTTTCACGGCTTTCTTTCTCGGAAAATGGATTAAAAGATATATTTTGATATAAATCCCATTTAAATTTGTCTTTGGGGAGGAGAACATCTTCTTTCCTTTTAACCCCTCTTACTTCTAAACCGTAGCCCGAAAAATCAAAGGTGACATTTGCTGCCGGAACTTCATTCACAACTCTTTTACAAAGTTCGTAAATTTCATCAATCTCTTTCTCGAACATTTTCTTATCCTCCTTAATTTCTACTGCCAGTCTGCTTTCATCTGGCGTACCGCCCATGCTGCCGAGATACCGAAAAAGATGTTCAGCCAGATAGGTATATCCACATATCTCCCGGCGAGTATGCACACGGTGATCAACATATACTCTTTCATTTTATTTCATTTCTCCCAGAATCCACGCAAGGTTGCTCGCCACCAGTGCGGCGACTGTCACAATCCATGCGGTAAACCACTTTCTTGACTTTTTCTTACTTTCCTCAACGATTTCGGTTGCAAGTGCTACTTCGATGTCAGCCCATGTTGGCTGATTTTCACTTCTAATTTCGCTCATATCGTGCTAATTTCTCCTTATTTTTTCTTATTTGTCTTTACAATTAGCAGATAGAGAACTATAATATATCTATCCACTAAGGTGTTTTAGTGGTGCAAAGCTCCGGGGTGGAGGTTTCGGCTCCCTCCGGGGCACTCACTTATTAAGAGCAGCCTTGCCTTTCCAGACATGACCAGTTACTTCATAAACCTTTCTGGGACTTATAATGTAAGTAATTCGTCCACCGGAAAGGCTTTTTGCTGGCTTGTTATTCTGCACAGCTACGCCAATCGGCAACCATCCGTACACAATCCCTGCCCGGATTGCTGTAATAGGAAGTCCGATTAGTTGACTCGCGTCGGCTACGGTCATATTCTCTGACGAGAACTCCGGCATCTGTGGAATGCCTGATATGATTCTCGCAACCTCTGCGGCGAACTGATGAACTTCTGCATTTTCTTTGATGTAGGCATCAACTTCGCTCATGTTACTCACCGCCTTCTCTTTTCTTCTGTGAAATGTTTTTCCATCAGATCAGCAATCATAAGGTATTCTTCTGCAACCTTTCCTTCCCTGGTCTCCTTCACCTGTTCACGGAATTCTGGAATTGTTCCAAAAAAACAACCGCAACACACTCTGACCTGTTTATCCTTACATCTGAAGAATGTAGTTGTGCGGAACTGAGTGCCGAATCCATGAATAGTAGCATAATCTACATTACCGCGCACCTTTGCATTGCCACACATATCTGCAGTGTCGTACACATCTGCACTTCCAGACACCTCTGCATTTCCAGACACCAATGTATTGTCATACACCCATGCATTGCCGTATACCTCTGCATTGCCATACACCTTTGCATTGCCATACACCTTTGCATTGTCATACACCCATGCATTGCCATACACCCATGCATTGCCGTATACCTTTGCATTGTCGTACACCTTTGCATTGCCATACACCCATGCATTGCCATACACCCATGCATTGCCGTATACCTTTGCATTGTCGTACACCAATGTATTGCCATACACCTTTGCATTGCCATACACCTTTGCATTGCCATACACCTTTGCATTGCCGCGCACCTCTGCATTGCCGCGCACCATTGCATTATCAAGAACTTCTGCATTGTCATACACCCATGCATTGTCGGAATGGCTAAGATTTTCCTCTTTTTCAACCCATCCACCAGTATCTCCCTCTCTCACATTTCCGAATGAGATAAGTGCCTTGATGCGGAAAAGTTTCTTTCCGAAAATGCTGTTTTTTGATTCTGTTGTCAGCTCAAACTTTTTCATTGATTGGTTTTCCTCCTTGTATATGGTATTAAATTTTTATACTTCTTTTCTCACAAATTCAGTTACAGTAATTGTCTTAGAATAAGTTTTCTTTTTCACTTCATAAATAGCTAAAAATGTAACTTCAAGGCTGTTATCAGAAAAATTTTCGACGTCTTTTTTGGTTATTGAAAAATAACGATTATCAAACGGTATAATGTACGTTATAACCGTAATATTTACATAACCATCATGATGTGTTTCCGGCTCCATTTTGCAACTAATTGGTTCGATTAAATCTATTAACAGTCTGTATTGTGTATCCGTTAATTCCCTTTTTGCAATTTTATCAGCCGTAATACCCTTTTCTTTTAACAATTTCTCATGAAGTTTATTACGTTCTATATACGCTTCCATTTTATGCCTCTTTATGCTCTGGAAT